TAGTTCATCTTTTGCAAAGGAAATAAACGCCGCTTCACAGGAAGCTAATAAAGTCGGAATTGTTTCTGCAGTCTGCCTTGGTACCAGAACGAATTTGTCTTTCACCTGATACTTTTTTATTTCTTCTATTAAAGTATCCAGATATCTGCCGTCACCCACTATAACAAATTTAACATTTTCATTTTTCAGGATCTCCGCTGTCTTAGGCAATATCTGTAATCCCTGAGCAGTTCCGACATTCCCTGTAAATACAATTTTGAAGGAATCGTCATTAGGAATCCCATATGCGGCTGCTGCTTCTTTTGCAATGCTTTTATCTATTGGCTTATAAAATTCTTCCGCATATTGTGGCCAATAATGAACTTTCTCTCTGTTTACAGCAACCTTCCGATTACATATAGCCTCCACAAAGCTTGGACTGGTAGCAAATATTTCATCCGAATTCTTGTAAATATAATCTACCATCTTATCAATTGGCTTTATGATAAGAGGATTTCTGATACCGGTAACTGTTATAACATTTTCAGGCCACAGATCCTGCACATACAGGTAATGCGGCACATGAAGTTTCTTGGCAAAGCTGATCCCCGTCATGACCTGGGTCATGGGCGATACTTCAAATGAAAACACAAGATCAGCCTTGATGTTTTTCATTTTCCCTGCCAACATGCCGGATACCATAAAGGATAGATAATTAGCTATCATTCCAAGAGATCCCGAACCTCTTGGAATTAACGGAATACGATAAATCTCTATTCCATTCCATACTTCATGGCGTTTTTTTGTGATGCCATATCCTTTAAAAGTCTTTCCCATCGGATAGTTGGGTATCCCGGTTACTACTGTTACCTTATATTTCCTTTTTACCCACTCGAGGCACATATCATTGATCCGAAATGTTTCGGGATAAAAGTATTGTGAAACCACTAAAATATGCTTCTTTGGCTTCACGTGTGATCCTCCTTGGAATCAGTACTATTTTCACTTTTTACCGATTCTGTTCTGTCTACGGACTGTTTTAAGCTTATCTTTTGGTAATCCAGACCCGGATATACAGAGATTGCATGTGTATAACAACTATTTCCAAATGCCTTATTTGTCATGCCCCCGATCTTTCCGGGAAGCTTTCCGGTCATTGCAACTGCCGGTTTCAAAGCTTTCATTATCGCAATCTTTTTCCCACTGACTTTTGCAATTTCTTCTACCATTACGGATGTATTTGTCCATTCAGCATTCTGAGGAATCAATACGGTTGCGTTTTGTTTTATCTGTTCTACCAACATTACCTGACATAGAAATTCACATAAGTTTTCAATGTACAGCATAGATCTCTCATTATCCGCCTCGGGAAATACGGGAAGCTTCTTAGCCAGTTTTGCCAGCACAGGATAATTTCCCTTACTTCCTCTTCCGTAGATCATAGGAGGTCTGAGTACGATGACCTTGAAGCTGTCATCTGCTAATTCTCTTACTGCCACATCTGCCTGTAATTTGCTATCACCGTAGAAGTTAGCCGGAGCCGGAACCGTGCGTTCATCGATCACTTTCTTTTTACCGTACGGTGCAGATTCCCCATACACGATCATGGAAGACATGAAGATGAACTCTTTTACCTTTTCAGCTTTTGCCTTTTGAGCCACTTCTACTGTCAGGTCCGTATTTACTGCATAATATTTTTCTTTTGTCTCTTCCGACACATTTCCTACATCTGCATGTGCAATGCCTGCAACATGATAGACAATATCATAATTGGAAAAATCACATTCTCTCCAGGCATCTCCCACCATATCCAGTTCGACTATTTCAAAGTTCTCCGGATAATATTTTTTAGCATAGTCTAAAAAGGACTGCCCGATATAAGATCCTGCGCCGGTGATCAGGACTCTTTTCTTTTCCTCTTTATCAACGCAGACAGGTTCTCCAAATCCAATAGTTCCGATCAGCTCTTCTTTTGTTTTTCCGTCCGTATAATTACGGCCAACCTTTTCCATTGCTCCTGTTCCGCCTTCTACTACCGTATCATCATGTCCCACTTTCGTCACCGTTCCGAGCAAACATTTCAGATCAAATATGAGAGAGCTGTGCCGCACACCATAGCCATCCAATTTGCTCTTTTGTTCAATGGAGATGGAATCTCTGCCATTGATCTGTGCCCATCCGGTGATACCCGGCTTATATTCATTTACTCCATACTTATCTCTCTCTGCAGTCAATACATCCTGATTCCACAGACCCGGTCTGGGTCCTACCAGAGACAAGGATCCATCCAGCACGTTAAACAGCTGAGGAAGTTCATCCAGCGAATGTGCACGCAGGAACTTTCCGACTCTTGTAATATACTGTTCCGGATTTTCCAGCATGTGAGTAGGCGTATCATGAGGGGTAGACATTTTCATGCTGCGGAACTTGTATACCCGGAAATACTTCTTATTCTGTCCCAGTCTCTTCTGGGTAAAAAATACAGGGCCGGGGTCATCAATCTTAATGGCAGCTGCGATTCCCAACAGCAGCGGAGACAATGCCACAATGCCACCAAATGACAGCACGATATCCAACCCTCGTTTTACATACTTATCATAAAATGACGGGGTATAGGCGGATGCGCTCACAGGCTCGAGATGTCCTCTGACGCCATCCGCATTTTCCGGATCCTCTTCATTTTCTACGAAGATGACTTTCTTGCCTTCAAACGTATTCTTCGAATCCTCTCTGCACTGCTTTTTCTGCAGCACAGAAGCAATCTTTACTCCTGTAGCCGTCAATCCGGCGAGTGCTATGATACCATATAGGAATCTCTTCGTTGTCTTTTTCATAATTATCCCCTATTGAATGCCCTGATACGTCGGTACGATTTCCTTAATATCCTCACGAATCCTATCCGTCTCGTCATAAGCATCTTTATAGATCTTGTCCAACTGCTTTTGAAATACTTCATCATCGAATTCGATGGGTTTTCCGATATAGATCATCTTATTGGCAGTCTTCTTCAATCCCTCTTCGTTCATGAGGAGTTCCTCGTACATCTTCTCTCCGGGACGCAATCCGGTGAATTTGATCTCGATATCCTCTCCCGGCTTGTATCCGGACAGTTTGATCAGGTTTGTCGCCAGGTCTACGATCTTCACCGGCTCTCCCATATCCAGTACAAAGATCTCTCCTCCTCTGGCATAGGCGCCCGCCTGCAGTACCAGAGATACTGCCTCCGGTATGGTCATGAAGTAACGGATAATATTGGGATCCGTTACCGTAACAGGACCGCCTTCCGCGATCTGTTTCTTGAACAGGGGAATGACACTGCCATTACTGCCCAGTACGTTACCGAAACGCACTGCCACGAAATTCGTCTGTGACTTACCATCTCACACATTCTCTTGGAGGCGCCCATGACATTGGTAGGATTCACCGCTTTATCTGTGGAGATCAGCACGAACTTCTCCACACCGTATTTATCTGCTGCCTGTGCGGTACGGTAGGTACCGAAGACATTGTTCTTGATCGCCTCATTGGGGCTGACTTCCATGAGGGGCACATGCTTATGGGCCGCTGCATGGTAGACGATGTTCGGACGATATCTGCGGAAGATATCCTCGATGCGTTCCGTATTGCGGACAGAAGCGATCAACACTACCAGATCCAGTGTCGGATATTTACGGATCAGTTCCTGCTGGATCGCATAGGCGTTGTTCTCATAAATATCGACGATGATCAGCTGCTTCGGCTGATGACCGGCGATCTGCCGGCACAGCTCGCTTCCGATGGATCCACCACCACCGGTGACCAGTATAACCTTGTCCTTCACATAGTTCAGGACTTCTTCCGTATTAATCTCTATCGGATCTCTTCCTAAGAGATCTTCAATCTCCACCTCTTTTAATTTTGCCACGGAGACATCTCCGTTGATCAGCTGATACATTCCCGGAAGGGTCCGCATCTTACAGCCGGTCTCTTTACAGATATCCAGAATTTCTTTTTTCACATGGGTGTTGGCAGAGGGAATGGCGAAGATGATCTCATCCACATTATACTGCCCTACGGCGTCTGCGATCTTGTCTCTGCCACCGACGATAGGCACGCCCCGGAGGAATTTGCCATGGCAGCCGGGGTTATCATCGATAATGCATTTGGGATTTAGATTCAGATAGCTGCTGGTCTCGATTTCCTTTAAGATAGCATTGGCTGCTGCTCCGGCACCGATGAGCATGACATTGCTGCCATCCTTTTTCGTCTTCAATTCCGATCTCTTGGAATTGATCAGACGTAAGATCCGGTAACTGAACCGGATCACTGTAGTCAATCCGAACAGTAAGAACCAATAAATTACATAGTAACTTCGGGGCATCTTCTGATTCAGAATATAGCACAGGATCATCTGTGCTACACTGGCACAGGTAGTAGCGAATACAATATTCAGCAGCTCCGTCGCGCTGGCATAACGCCATACACTTTTGTACAGTTTCCACACTGCGAAGAAGAGTAATGTCAATATGATATTGTAGATAATAATATTTTCAAATTTGATAAGGTATTCCTGAGGGATTCCCTCAAAGCTGAAATCAAAGCGGATGTATAATGCGGCAAAGGATGCCACAACGATAGACATAATATCTAACAGGATCAGTGCAAGGATTCTATTGATTGGTATTTTCAAGAAATTCTGCTTCATCTTCTTACTTCCCTCTCGGTACATATAAAAATAGTCATAATTCATTTTATTGTACCACGTAGGGAAGTAAAAAGCAATTTTCACATAAGAATCCACAAAAAAATGAAAAGTCAAGCAATAAATGCAAAACTTTACTTGCGAAACATCATTTCATCATTTTGCACAACTATATTTGCGTTTTGTTGGTAAATTTGCACAGACTGCCCCTCTTTTCGTTTTGCTCTCTGCTTATTCTACTCTTTTTATGCCAGTCTCGCCAGTTCTTCCTGGAACAGTTCGCCGGAGGTTTTCCATCCGAACATCTCCCTTGGGTAGTCGTTGATCCAGTCCTCTACCATCTGGATATCGTCCTCTGTCCGGTCATCGAAGTTCTCTCCCTTCGGTATCTTCCTTCGCACCAGTCGGTTCTGGTTTTCGTTGCTGCCACGCTCAAAGGAGCAGTATGGGTGGCAGTAGAACACGGTCACTCTCTTTTCGGACTCATCTGTCGCCGACTGCTGCATTCCCTCCCAGTCAGCAAACTCCGAGCCATTGTCCACGGTTATGGTCTTGAACACCTGCCCGAATCGCTCTCCCCATTCCGCTTCTAACTGATCCAGTCGCTTGCAGACCTGCTCAGTCGTGTGCTCATATAAAAGGTATATGAGTTCGTTCCTGGTCTTTCTCTCTGTCAGTACCAGAAGGCTGTGTTTACTTTCCCCTCTCTTGCCTACCACTGTGTCCATCTCCCAGTGTCCGAATTCCTCTCTGGTGTCGATGTCCTCTGGCCGCTTCTCTATGCTTGTACCTGCGTTGGCTCTCGCCTGTCTGCGGACTTTCTTATTCTTCTTTTTCCGTCTGCCTTTTACTGGGAGTTCCTTATTTGTGATTGTGAGGAATATCCCCTTGTCGATGTAACTGTAAAGGGTCGGCTTGCTAATCTCTGTTTCAAACTCCAACCCCTTGGCTTTAATTTCTCCGAGGACTGCTCCGGGCGAGTATCCGTCCTCTGCTATCTTTGTTTCTATGTACTCTGCCAGTCTGTGGTCTTTGCCTATCTTAAGGTCTGGGCCCTTATCTCGCAGGTTCTGTTGATACTTATCCTCTGCGATGTCTGGTGAGTACCGTTCTTCCTCTGTCAGATCTGAATTGGTATGTGTGTATGTTCCTCTCTTTATCTCACGGTATATGGTGCTGACATGGACTCCTATCTGGTCAGCGATTTCCTGTTTGCCGTGTCCTGCTTTCAGCAGTGCTTCTAATTTCAGCCTGTCGGCTCTGGATAACTGTTTAAATCTGCGCATGGCAGCACCTCCTTGTCTCTTTCTACTATTATCGGTGTTAAAGTTATAAATTTCAATAACAAAACACTTATAAATAAGGATAAGATACCAACAAAGAAGTGGTGCTTTTATGGTTATATTTTTGTTGAATTTATGGGTTATAAAAGACTTGAATACCTCCGCAACCCAAGGTAATATACAGACAACCTAAAGGAAAGGAGGTGCATCCGATGAATTTGGATGATTTGGTTTCTAAAATAAATAAGCTGAGTAAAGTTGTTCGAGCCCTTACTCAGCTTGCATTGGAAATCGGAACGCTCGTAGCGGTTATCCGATTCATCATCTTATGATGATGGCTTGGGGGAGGGGTCCACCTCTCTCCCTTGCTTCTCAAAATATACCACACGATTGGAGGTCTTGTCAATGAAACGGTTATGTGTTTCAGTTTCGGTTCTGGCTTTTCGGATAGCGGAGTTGCTTATCGTGGTTTCTGGTCTGCTTCTCCTGCTTTCCAGAATGTAGCCGGTCCGTCCGGGGCAGTGCATCTGCTCCGGCTCTAACCCACCGATGTCTGGTCCCAAGTCCAGAAGGCGGAAGCGTGAGGGGAGCAAAGGACAATGCCATGTCTGAGTGATGTCTGACAAGTTTGCCTGGTTTTTAATGTGAAAGCCTTAAAGGTAGGAGGAGTTATTGGTTTTTACCGATTGCCTATCGCAACTCGTTGATTTTGTTTCCTGCGTTGCAGAGAAAGGGTTAGGTGATGTGTAGCCGAGCACGAGGTCTTATCTGGTGTACCGTAACACTGGACGCTCTCTCCAGTCGGGCGAGACCGATGGGCGACATGGCTTATTGTTCCTTTTTAAAAAACGGCGATAAATTTCCGGCGGTAAAACTCCGGCGATAAAATCTGAAAGGATCTGATAAAATGATTTATATTGATAAGTGCCGCACCGACCTCGGTGTTACCGTGGACGAGTGGGCGGTTGATGATAGATGTCGGTTCTCTGATTCCGGCAAGGTCGGCATAGGGACTGGTGTTCGTGTGCTCGATATTACTGACAAGTTTGGCGATGTTCTGGTTCGCCTTGTGATTTCGGATTCCTGCTCTGACAATGTCAGCAGGTTCTCCTGCAGGGAGGTGTTGTCTCATGAATAAAGAATTGCTTGAGCCGATCATGCGTGCTCACGGAGATAAAAATAAGGACTTGGCTGCGGCCATTGGTATGTCCGTTCCGAACTTCTCCACCATCTGGAATGGTCGTGGCGAATTCGCTCTGAAGTATATCCGTCTCATTGCCCGGAGGTATTCTCTTACCCCGGAGCAAGTCTATAAAATCTTTATCTTTCCGCAGGGGTAATCATTGCCCCTGCTTTTTCTTTGGCTTCCAAATCTGCCCCATTTGGGCAATAAAAAAGACCCAGTGGGTGTTTGTTCCACTGGGTTGCTTTTCGTCTTATTCTGGCTGTCACGGTGCGCCACGCTCTGGGTTCTGCGTTGCGGTGTTCCCGACATTTATGCCGGTCACATCGTCCGGGTGCTTACCCCCTTTAGAACCCCCTCTGCGGCACATCATACCTCCACTCTTTTTATAAGTCAATCGCCAATTACAGAAGTTCATTGACCTTCTTCTGCACGGCTGCGTAGTCGTATCCGGCTGCCTTCAACTTCTGCTTTCTGGTTTCGCCGTTGCCCCACTTACCTGCGATCACTTCCTTGGCTACCTCAGTAACGCTTTTCTGCGGTTTTACTCCAAGCTGTGCATTGACCTCTTTCTGGACTGCATCGTAGTCATATCCTGCTGCCTTGATGCGGTTCTTTCTGTCATCGCCATTTCCCCACTGTCCTGCAATGACTTCCTTGGCGATTTCTGCCACGCTCTTTTTCGGTGCGGATGTTGCTCCTGCAAGGCGGTTCACTTCTGCCTGCACCGTTGCGTAGTCATATCCGGCAGCAGCCAGTCTATTCTTGCGGTCATCTCCGTTTCCCCAGTCTCCTGCGAGCACTTCCTTTGCCACCTCAGTGACGGATTTCTTCTCGCCCTGGTTCTCTTTGGTTTCCTCTCCGTAGTAGTAGTCCATATCTACCTTGCCATCGATGCCGCTTACTGTTCCGGAACTGGTGTACTGGTGGAATGCGCAGTCATAGTCCGGAGATCCTGTGTAATCTGCGAGCCAGTACACATACTTGGAGAGCACTTCGTCCGAATACATATTTCTGTGGTAGTCGATGTTGGAATAAACACCTACCTTGTATCCATGGCTTTCCACATACTCGCAGAATGCCTTTGTAAATGCGATGCACTCATTCTTTCCGAGGGTTACTCCCTTTGCCTTGGCTTTCTTTACAGTGTCGTACTCAAAATCGTAGAATACAATCACATCTTTTCCGAGACCTGCCTGCTCCATCTGCTTGATGCAGAATGCCGCCTCCTGCGCTGCCTGCTCTGCGTTGATCGCATAACTGAAATGATATACTCCCTTGATTTCGATGCCGTTCTTTCTGCAGCCTTCCACATACTGGCGGAACTTTGCGTCTACCGTCTGTGCGTATCCTTCACGAAGGATTGCGAACTTGATGCCGTCTGCTGCTACTCTGGCAAAGTCTACATTGCCCTGCCAATATGAAATGTCCATACCTTTGATTGTCATATCTGTTTCCTCACTTTCTGTAATAAAATAGGGCAGCCTACTGGCCGCCCTGCTGCGTATGTTTCCTGTTACTGTTCCTCGGCATCATCCGAAGCACCGATGTTGGCGGAGTCGGTCAAGCCTTCCCCGATGATGTAAGCCACCACGGACGCTCCTGCCATGATGAGTGCAGTTACCTGCGTTGCCGTGTTGTCTGTTCCGCCTGTGGCGAGGATCATCATTGAGACGAATGATGCCACTGCCGTCCACAGTTTTCTGCTTGTGAGTTTTCTTACCCAGTCGATTTTCTTCATTGCTTTGTCCTCCTGTTATACAATTTGTTTTAGTGCCTGTTCGTTCAGAAAGTCCTTCTGTTCATGTTTGACCTTCTGAGCGTAGTCGAGTGCTGCGTGCATATCCCCATTGCAGTGTGCGTCTGGGATTCTCTGCACCGCTCTGGCTGTCGCTTCTCCGAGTGCCAGGGAAGCATTGACGCAGTTGATGATGCAGAGTTCATTCTTCTCTCGGATCTGCTCTCTGGCATCTACTTCCTTCTGCCGTTCTTCCCGCTCTGCTTTTTCCTTGTCGGCACGCTTCTGTATGCTCTGCTCGATGAGCCAGAAAAAGAAGCCAGTCAGTGCCGATGGGATACTCGCTGCCACGATGATTGCTGTCACATCCATGCGCTGCACCTCCTCTCTAAAAAGACCGCCTTGTCCAGACGGTCCTTAATTCTGATTTAATTTCTCACACCACTTGCATGGGTACTGCGTCATCGGTATGTGGTAATTTGTGCAGTGGGCACAGGTGCCGCTTTCCTTGCAGTCGAGGTCACATTCTTTCATGTGCTTATGGCAGTACCTGCTCCCATGTGCGTGGGTACATTGGAAGTTATTTTGCCTTGGTTTCTGCCTTGTACTTCTCGCCTGTGATTTCCTCGTACTCTGCTTCATCAATAGTTCCCTTCTCCACTCTGGCCGCGATCTGTTTCTTTGTCAGCCTGCCTGCGGCATAAAGTCTTTTCAGACTGTCGATTAATACTCTCATTATAACAATCCCTCCTCGATAAGCTGTGCGGTGTAATCATCAATCGCCTTGTCGGTATTGATCTGCTTAATGGATTCCAACATCTGGTATTCCGATACAGTGATTTCCCTGCTATCGCACTCCCAGTCGGTGTAGGCTTCCATGCCCTCGGTTGCTTCGTGCTGCACTTTCTTGATGTTCTTTCTCTGGATGTAGATGCCGTCAGCCACAAGCTGCAGCTCCTGCGGCTCCTCGGAGCATCTTTCCTTGGTCCATTCCTTCATGGTTCTGCCTCCTTTTGATTTTTGATATTATTTTCTTAAGCCGGCCCACATGGATATAAGGTTTTATCCTGCTCTGGTAACAGTCATATGTGTCCGTGCAGGTAAACCATCCCATGTACGACAGCATGGCTTCGATGTGTCTGTGAAAGTATCCACGGTTCGCTTCCTTTGACCTCTCCATCTTCTTTGCCAACCGTGTTGCGGATAGCATGATGTTCTTTCTGATCAGCGTCTTGGTTCTGTAAAATATAAAACCCATGAAATCCAGTGCCCTACCTATCTTCCGCTTGCCCTTCTCGTAGTAGAATTTGCATACCTGGTAGTTGTGCTTCAGCTTTAATCTGAAACGCTGACCGAGCATCTTCCTTATCTCCACGATGGCTCTCTGGAGGACTTTCTTGCTGCTTGCGAATATGACGATATCGTCCATGTACCTTTGCAGCTTTGGCAGACTGAGCACCTCTGTGATCAGTCGGTCGAGTGGTTCTAAGAGGTAATTTGCCAACCACTGGCTGATGTAAAACCCGAGAGGGATTCCTTTATTAAATCCCTGTAGGCATAATCCGATGATGTATAAAAACCAGTCATCCTTGATTCGGATTGCCAGTTCCCTCATCAGAATTTTCAGCCGGATACTATCATAAAAGTGCCGGATATCCATCTTTGCGAAGCACCGTGTTCCCTTCGGGTCATGCAAAAGCCACCGCTCTATCTGTCTCTTTCCGTAGTGTGCTCCACGCTTTGGGAACGAACCGCAGGAGTATGGATAGGCTGTGGCTGTGATGATTGGCTCTAATACCAGAACGATGATGTGGTGCAGCCATTGTTCATGGATTTCCGGCATATAAATTTTTCGTCTTTTCCCATGTTCGAAGATGATTTTCGGGGTTCTTTTCTTTGGTTTGTATGCCAGTTCCGGGTGTGGGACGTCCACTCCCTCCGGCTTTGTGTTTAGGATCATGTCGTACATTTTCTGCACCTCATCATCAAGGTGTGCGTCTATGTACTGGATCTCTTTTCTCTTGGTTTTTCCTTTGCGTAATTTCTTATATGCTTTCCGAATGACATCATCCTTCAGCATTTGTTGATACAGATATTTGTACTCTTTGTGACCGTGTTCCGGTTCATTACGCAGATGGATTTCTGTGTGTGTTTTTCGCATTCTGCTGAGTACTCCTATAAGATATTTTTTCTTCTATCTCCTACGCACGGCAGGTGCGACCGCTTTACCGTGCGTCCTGTGTCGGACTCATTTCCACTCATCTTCCCAGTAATGGTGAGTAAACCTTGTTTCAAAGGTCAGCGGTGTAGGAAGCAGGACTGCTTTGGGTTGTTATTCCGTTTAAGATAGAATAAGGCGGCCCCGATGTTCCAGTTGGCATTCCCGGCAGTGTTGTTCACATTCAAGTAGCGCAAACCATCATTCGTACCGTTGTTGCAATTACCGAACCGAAGGGCGACCGCCCGAGGTGACGCAGTCCTGCGCCCCTGTTATTCTTCCTTACGCTATTAAAATCCGATTTTGTTCCACTGGGGGAATTCTGCTGACGCAGACCCCCAGACCCCCTATCACGGTGTCTTGCTTACGCTGCGACCCCGACAGGTGGTAAAAGAAGGACGGCGGCCCCGATGTGCCAGTAGGCATACCCGGCAGCGGCGCTCACATACAAGGAGCGCAAACCACCATCCGTACCGTTGCTGCAATGACCGAACCGACGGGCGACCGCCACAATCTCGACATTCTGCCATAATCCGTCACAGCCGCCAGTGGATGTGCTTCCCTTGCACGGATGAACCGGAACTGCTCCGAAGCTGGGAACGGTCTGGTACTTATGCGGATAGAAAATACCGTATTTCTGTGTGCTTCCATCACTCTCGAACATCTTCGGAAGGCTGATACCTGTATCCTGGTATTTTGCTCCGGTCAAATCGTAGGTGTAGTTCTTGCTGACCTTGTATCTGCCATTCACGAGCAATGTGTACGGGTCACGCATCCACTGCTGATATGTTCCAAGGACGATGGAGTGGAAGATCTTGTTGAGTGACTTCGCATCCTTTGTTCCGTAGAACTGTCCGCCACCTACGACTGCGTTCTGCTTCACTCCGTTGGTCGGCGCAAGGCTCGCATCGTATCCGCTTGAATTTCCATAGCCGTATGCTTCCTGTGAGTTCGTGCTCTTTGCGAACATGATCAGAAGGTCAGTGATTGTCTGAACAATTCCGCCACCGAGGAATGCTGCACGGCTTGAGAAGTTTGCGATTGCGGTATGCTCTTTGTCTGTGGTGTTATTGTAGCAAGGCTGCAATCCTGCCAGAGACACCATCTTTGGTGTGGAGGTATCTGCTCCGAGGATTGAACCGTAAAACATCGGAATCCATACACCCTCCAGTACATTGTTGTTCGGGTCTTTAAATCCGACAGGCTCGAATCCGTCTCTTTCCCTCATGGAGAATTTAACGACACGATCATTGCCGAGCATATACTCCTGCTTGTAAATCTTGGCAAGCCATGAGAACGCTCCGCCGTTGTAGCTTGTGTTGGAAACATCCGAAGCAGTACCGTCCTCTTTCTTGGTGTAGTCGTTCTCATCCAGTCTGTAGTCCGGTGTTCCGTCTGCCCTTACCATCCACGGCTTATTTGCCACGATGATCGGGAAGTCCGCCCAACTGTTGAGTGTCATTGTTCCGGTGTCCTTGTTGAGTGAAATCGGAGTGAAGTCTTTGTTCTGTCCGATGTATTCGATGCGTGCTGTCGGACTTAAAACATCCATGTGCTCAATAAAGCCATAGATTCCGTCTGCGGATAAAATCGCATAGCACTTGTCGAGGGTTTCCTTGTCTGCGATGTATGTCTTTCCCATTATTCCTCTACCTCCTCGTAGTATAAAAGTCCTTTATCCACACCAAGCACATACTTATCCCCAGTGGTCTGGTCGTAAAGGTACATACTGTTTGGTGTTACGATAGTTACATCTGTTGCGTTGGCGACCTCGGTTAAGAAGTCCATGGTAATCGTGGACGGGAGGAGGTCGTTGTAAGCGGGCATATAATCCCACTGGTTTGCGACTCCGACTGCCAGTGCATAGAGGATTTCCCCCTCGTCCGGGTCCTGTGCATAAATGCCGACCTCTTTCACGTAGTAGCCATTCTTAAGGTTTCCGGTGTCCTGCTTGTTTGTGATGATAAATTTCACATATACATTGGACTGGTTCTGGGTCGTCACTGTAATCAGTGCGAACTCCTGCTTCTTGGATTTGAGAGCAGTTCTGTTTGTGAGTGCTTCGCCATCTGAATATGATCCGTCTCCGGTTGCGGCCTTGGTCAGTTTGATTGTGCATCTTCCTGCCTGTGCCTTGGCGAGCAGGGCGATTCCTTTGGCTGTCAGCACTGCTTCTTTGAATACTCCTGCCATCGTTGTTCCTCCTTTATGTTGTTATTTTGGAATGTGATGCCATTCCCACTGCCACCCTCGGCACAGTGCCGTGTACGCTTGCCTGTGTTCGCTGTGCTCCGTTTAGAATTGTGGTCTTGGTGTTTCTTACCACTATCGCTGCAAAACCGCTCACACCGCCCAACAGCGTGCCTGTGCGTGGGTTGACATTATTCCCGATAGTCTCATGCGGGGAACTTACTGCACCTGCGGCAGCGTTCCCTTCCATGCCAATATCTCCAGTGCGTCCTTCCGGGTGGTTTGTTACCGTTCTGGACGGTGCGGAGGTTACGGCTGATGCGGCCGTCTCCTGCATGGTGTAATCGTTTGTGGTCTGGTGGTGGTTCAGCACCTGTTCTTTCGGACTGCTGACCACCCCGGATGCCACTGTCTCATGCATCTCCATTTCTCGCTCCACCAGTATCCTGCGGATATGGGAGCGGGTGTTCTTTACTCTCTGAATGATGGAGAGGAAGTAATTTGCCATTTCCTCTGTCATTCTGGCATTGGTTATGATGTCGAATGTTCCGGGGGTGTATGGACCCTCGGTGTAATCGAACCATTCCTCTGTCCTGCCTTCCCCGAATACAATCTCTATCAGTTCTGATACCGCACTCGGAGTTCCTGCCTTGGTGTGCCACAGGAGCGTCCTCTTTATGATGTTGCGTTTGGTTTCCAGATTCATGCTCTCCTGGTAGTATGGTGTCCTTAGTTCCACCGCCAGTACATCCAGTATCCGCTCCGGCAGTTCATCAATGACTGCCATGGTTCTGGTATGCGCTGCCAGTCGGAGCATCCTCTGGTGTTCCTGCTGCACTGCGTAGGATATGCAGCGCACCTCAGTGCTCTGTGCTATCTTCCATGGCAGGAGGTCTGTGATCTGTCCGTCATATAAACTAATCATTCTCAACACCTCCGTATGTCACGGTCTGCGTTCCTATCCTTGCGACACTGGTATCCGGCACGGTCGTAAATACCGGGGAGGTTATCTCCGCCCTCTTTGCTCCGGCTGCCACGATCCGTTTCATGAGTTCTGAAGGGTTGATATCTCTGCCGATGGTTCTGGTCTGCCATTCGATGTAGTCAACCACCGCCTGTGCCACCTCCGCCTGTATAGTTCCTGCCTTGGACTGGTCACTCAAATTTACATAGTATGTGAATGCAATGTTGAATTTGACCGTCTCCGGTGCGAGCACGGTTACCTTGTCGGTAAGTGGGCGGATGTTTTCATCCTGCAGGTATGCTGCCACTCCGTCTATGACAGTCTTGGTCGGGAGTTCTCCGTCCGTCATAATGAAACGGATTTCTACCTCTACCGGGTTCGGACTGGTTACCTTTACATCTCCGATGGTCTGGCTGTAGGTCTTTGTCCAGTATTTGTATGCATCGTCCGGTCCTGCGACACTGTATCCGCTTGGTGCGAGGAATATCCTCTCTGCAAGGCTCTCGTCTGATTCGAGGTCTGCCCCACCGCTTGTCTTGGTCGTGTTGCTTACGCTCTCCACATACGGTATCAGATCAACCAGTACATTGACCTGCCCTGGCAGCAGTTCGTTTCCGTCCACTCCGTTCTCGGTGCAGAGTGCCCTCACATCTACGTAAGTTTCCCCCGCGGGGATTTCCTCGTATCCTACCGTGGCGAAGTAGTTGAGGTTGCCATCCGTGACCTTTGTTCCCTCCGGTATGCCTACGGCTGCAGGTCGCTTCTCTGAAAGAGTGAACCTCAGTGTTGTTTCCGCAGGGGCCGGCTGCTTTCTGGTTACTCCCCTGCCTGCTCCGAGGTTGTCGAGGAATTCGCCGTAGGAGTATTTGATTAAGTCCTGCTTTCCGGCTCTGTCTATGTACTGTTCGTCCTGGTATAATTCCAGTGCGATGGCATATAGCATGATGCGGTTCGGATCTGAAGGAGAGAGTGTTATCTCCTGTCCTGTGATGCGCTTCCATTCGCTCTCAAAGTTTGCCACCATTCTTGTTTTCATTGCTTCCAGTGTGTCATTGTCAATGAACGACACCTCTGGGAGGTCTTTTACGCTTTGGATTGTATCAGACATTTGTTATTACCACCTCCGCCTGCAACTGCCCATCCTCATTGAATGAGAAGTTGATATCTTTTACTGTTGCCCTTGGCTCGTACCGGTCCGTCTTGTCGATGATCTCCACTGCGAACTGGCTCTTTGCCACATCCATCGGCATTCCTACAAAGTCCGTATTCAGACCGAATTCCCGGTCGAGCGGACACGTTCCCTCTGCCGTCTGGTATAAGCATTCCAGACACCTTTTAATATCTGCGATGTCTCCGCTTGTGTAGTCAAAGGCTACGGTTATGTGTTTTAAATCTATTGTCATTCCGCTGCCCTCCCTACAGATATTCTTCCAATGAGAGATTGACATCCATCTTCTGGATTTCCCCAGTACCCATAACAACAAGGTTTGACTGGGTTGCCTGCATGATCTTCCACTTATGCGAGCCTACGGCATGGTTTCCGATGACCAGTTTCTCCACCCTTCCCTGCTGCACTGCTTTTGTGATTTCGTGGAATGTTTTCCACGGCTTCACTCCGTGCTGAGCGTTCAGTACGACCTTGAATTGTACGGTCATCAGTTCTGGGTTGAGGAATTCTGACTGCGGCTTTTTCCCGATGCGCTCATGCTTCGCCCAGTTTGCCGATATGGTTCTCTGGTAGTCTGTGAAGTTGAGGATTCTGCTGTCGCTCGTTTCAAAGACGATCAGTTTTCCAAAGTTTCCTATTCTTCCCATCCCATCAACCTCCCAGTGCCTTTACTCTTTTTTCCAATGCGTCCAACTGTGCCTGCAGGGACGGCTTTCCTTTTGTCCTGGCTGTGTCATCCTGCAGGTTGGATATCCCGGTCTTGTTATCATCAATGTCCGAGAACGCATCGTTTATCTGTTCCAGTGTCACATACGGCTTGTCCTCGTATCCGTACCCTTCGAATTCTATCTTCGGGGCACGCAGGATTATTGTCTGCTTCTTTTCTGAATAGGACATGACTGCTTCATTCACATTGTTGCTCATCTCCTGCCGGAAGATGCCTGCGCCACCCTCATGTGGTGTGTTCGCTGAATTATACACCGGTCCGAGTATGACCCCGGACACCGTGCCGTTGGAAAAGCAAGCCACGACCACGAGGTCGTCTACCTTTGGTATGTTGTACTGCAGGGCGAGGAATGGAAGCTCGCTTGTCACGGAGTCGTCTCTGTCCTCATACACCACTCTGGCTTTCCCTGCTGTGTAATTGATTGAGGATATCTTCCCCAGTCTGATTGTCGCTGCTGCCATGCTCTCCACCTCCTTAGTTTGGGTTTATCCATGACCCCGGCACTCCTGCCTTGGTCGTTAGATTCAGCATACCCTGTGAAATGTTGAATATCGTATATGTTCCAGGTCGTCTTGTACCTGTCGGGTGTCCTCCGGTTACCTTGCCTGCCAGTGCTTCGGCTGCGGTGTAGTAACCCTTTTTCGTAGTGGTCAGTGTGTACTTTCCGCCCTTTACCGGTGTCTGCGTTCCTGTGGACTTCGTTGCCGTGGTAGTCGCTGTGGAGGACTTTGTCTCCGTCTTTGACTTCTTTGCCACAGCCTTGGTAGATGATTTGGCATCCGTGAAGCGATCCGCCACTCTCCGAAGGTCGAGTTTCTGCTTACATCCGCTTCCGATATCCCATGTGACCTTTTCCACATAGTACTTGCCGTCCAATTTTCCGAAGCCTTTTATGGTCACGCAGGAGGTCGCTATGATCTTCCTGTTGGCTCTGGTCATTGTTACCGACATGGTTGTGTCGCCCTTGTTGGCTTCATTGATTTTTGCCAGTGTAATGCGCTCTGCTTCCGATGCGTTGCTCGCTGCATCCGTGACCTTCAGTATCCTGTTTCCGCCACCGACCTCGACCTTTATCGTCTGGTTCTTATCATTGTTGGTGTACTCATATTTCGCCCCGGTGTAGGTTCTGCACAATTTTGTGTTCCATGACCAGTTCGGTTCTATGTTCTGTTCCGTCAGCGTTGCCACTGATTTCTTTTTCTCATAGGTGGCTTCGTTAAACACCACGATTTTGTTTTTATATATCTTCATGGCGAAGCCGTAGAGTTTTACCAACTCGTTATAGAATGAGCAGTCATCCTTCTCGCTCTGCTCCACCTTTTCTATTGGTATCCTTGGTGCTTCATAGTACAGTTTGATGCCCGCCCGCTTTGCGACTTCCTGTCCGATATTCTCCAAGGTTGTTTTCTCATATGTTTTTGTTCTCTGCGTTTCCTTGAAGCTGCTGTCTGCCGGAAGTGCCAACGCTTCCAGTTTCAGCTTGACTGGTGTTCCAGAAAAACTGAAATCATCAATCACAAAAGACCCGCAGCTTAATTTCTGTGTATCTCCCTCTTTGCTCCAGTTTTTCATAATAATCGTGGCCGCCATGGTGTCTCCCTTGCTTGGAAACCATGACTTGATCCACTTCCTGTCTCTGTCATTGATGTTGAGGGAGAGGCTGTCGCTCTCTCCCGATGCAACATCTGTGTAACTGAATGACTGGAGGTACTCTGCGAGTTTGGTATCGATCCGCTTTCCGTTATATGAAACGGAGGCGGTTGCTTTCCTTGGGTCCATGCTTAATCCCTCCATATTGGCAGATCTTCGTCTACCTCATCTGCCAGTTCCGGTGTGGCGAGAGTGACCCCGCCCGGGAATACCAGGTATTCCAGTAACAGGCGGTTGTTCTCCATGAGGTATCCTGCGTACTTCTCATCTCCGTAGACCTGGTACGCTATCTTATCCCATGTGTCGCCCTGCACCGTTT